AATTCAATAATGTCAACTGATGGCATTATTCTTAGAACTCTCATGAAATCACTGATACCATTTCTTTCATTCTGTTTAAGAAGGTCAGTCTGAGTAGCATCACCACAGAACATTATCTTGGTATTCTCTCCTACCCTTGTTATTATACTATCTAACTCATGAAAATTCAAGTTCTGGAATTCATCTACAATAATAATAGCATTATCAAATGTAGTACCACGAATGAATGAAGTACTCCAGAAATCAATTGTTCCCTGAGTCTTCAAGTTTGCATACAGCATTTGGAAATCAGCCTCTGTACGCATCTCAAACATATACTTCACCATATTCTTATAAGGAATCTGATAGAGTAATGACTTATCATCATGATCACCAGGTAAGAATCCAATCTCCCTAGTAGCAACAAGTGATCTTACAATAAAGATTTTTTCATATGGAGTTGTGGTATCCAATACATCTTGAAGAGCATTATACAAAGTGATGAAGGTCTTACCAGTTCCTGCTGCACCATATGCAACAAGATTCTTACCACTTGCATAAGAATCAAATAATAATTTCTGATTATCAGTGAGAGGCTCAATGTCCCTCATCAGATCAGTATTAATTGGTTTTTTTCTTTTCATTTGCTTAGCCGTTAAGCCTACTCCAATAGGTTGGTCACCGTTCTTTTTCTTTCTTGGCATATTCCTTAGTCTACATCAAAAGCAGATTGAGTTGAAGATTCATAAGATCCTTTACTTGCTAATCTTCCAGAGATACCTCCAGATTTTTGAGCTTTGTTGAGGACTTCTCCCCATCCAGGATTCTTATTCACAAGTTTATCTCTCCACTCTCCAACTTCTCCAGTACCAGGCATAGTAGAAGGGTCTGACCAGTCTCTAATCCAATCAGGATTATCTTCACACCATTGAGTCCACTTAGTGACACTCATTGCTACTTCTTTCTGTTCACCAGTTTTCTGATTAACGACAGGGTATGTTGCCATATGAATACAATAAGGTTTACAATTATTTAGGAAACCCAATCAAGAGCTTCAGACACTGAAGGAAATTGTTCAGTAAACACCTTCCTACATGCCTCTGCAATCACCATGTGTTCTTTCTGAGTACCATGAGCAGATCTTAGATTAATATAATGTATCCAAGAACGGCATGAACCAGTCATATAGATTCTGGTAGGAGTACAAAGTGGTAATACCATTCTAGCACACTCTTTAGCAACTCCTGCATCTAACATCTGAGTATAAAGACTCTTTGCAGAACTAAAGAGAGTGATCATCTGACGTTCAAATTTATCAACTAGATTAGGATCTAAATCATCAGTAGAGTTTTGACGATTCTTTAAATCTTGCTTACGAAGTTCTGGTAAATTAATATCACCTAGATCATTACTGCTTGCATATCTCTGCGAGAACTCTTGGAAAGTAAAACTTCTATGTCTTAATATCTGTGCAGCAATAGCACGAGTAGTCTCTATCTCAAGAGTCATAGTAGACTGCTCAAAGACACTCCAATGATTATGCTTGATACAGTACTTTAAGAGTCCTGCATACTTTTCATTGTCCTGATTAGATGGATTAGATACTCTGGCAATATATGCCATGAGTTGCTCCGCATCAGGAGTAACACTAACAAGTTTTACAGTCATTCATCATCCTCGAATACTTCATCATAGTCTGCTAAAGGGCCCGCATTCTGTTCATAATTCTCTTGCTTATAAGAATCAACATCAGAATAAACTTCCGACTCCAACTCTGCCACAATCTCTTTAAGAGCCATGACTAGAACTTTTAACTTTCCTTTATTCATTTGTGCTTAAAGTACTTGTTAATTACATCTATTTGATCTTGATATTTAGCAATCATATTTAGTTCTTCTTCCATTGCTTCTACAACATTAGAGTGCTCTCCAATACCAACAGGATTATTTAAATAAACCTCTACATTTGCAACATGCTTCTGTATATCTCCTTGAGCATGTGCTAAGAGTGCTTTAATTAATTGGTCTCTCATGGTAGATTACTCTTAATATTTGGGGTGGGAGGTTGGAATTCTGTATTACCAACAAAGAACGGGCATTACTACAGTAGTAAATTTTACGTCCTTGCCTGAGACCCGACTGGTAAGTCGATTCTGGTTTTCAACCAGCAGCACCACCTGTGTCTCATCACCTTATCCAGCTATATGCCAGAAAGATTATTCAGTCACTCCCCGTTGAACCCGTCGATTCAACAAATATATTATTGCATAAAAAAAGGAGGGTGTCAACCCCTCCTTTCTTTTCTTCTAAGCAGATACAAGTTCTTTCTGGAACTTAACACCACGATAGGTTTCTTGAACCTTCTGTGTCTTAACTGCTTTACGTGTATCAGTGTCATACTTGACACCACGATAAGTGACTTGTGCCATTGGCTTTCTCCAAAGTAGTAGGGGTTTAATCCGTTCCTTTAGTCGGCTTTTGCGTCCCATTCACATCCTTTCTCGGTTCCACTCTGAATAGTTTCCACTATTTCAGACCTAAATTCAGCACTAGGTGGTATCTTATCGATAATACCTTTTGCACTTGAACAAGATAAAAGTGTAGCGATTAGGACTTCCATGAGATGAACGATCCGTTCCGAGTCGGCTTACTTGCGACCTGAATGTATCAGGTTGAACGATTGTGTTAATAATAACACATGTATACTATATATGCAACCAGTTTTGTATTTTGTGATACAGTTTTACAACTGTCTACCAAATTGATCAGTCAAACCCAGTTTTTTTACTTCTCCTAGATTAGATTTCTCTGCTTTCTTGATCCTTTTATACTCTTTAAGGATTTTATCTATCTCATTTTGAGATACTTTTACATTCAATGCCGTAGCCTGATCTTCAGGATCATTAAATCCAACTCCAGATTCTTTATTCTTATCCTTCTCTTCTAGGTAATCATTAATACCAAGTTGAATATCTGCTTCAATGATATCATTAATTTGAGCTCTGAGTAACTCATCATTGTCTTTGTTTTTACCCATTAACCTTTCCTCTTCTTACGTTTTGGTGGAGTTGCTCTAGCACCCCATAGATTAGGTCTTACTGTACCATATCCATAATCAATTTTCTGAACTGCATCTTTTCCATAACGATCATAATACATATCAAAAATATTTGACATCTTCTCAGAACGTGTTACATCAATATAAGAAGTATCTTCATGCTTATACTTAACTATAAAAGCATCAGTAGGCAACTGTCTATCTTGAGATTTTTCTGAGGTGGTTCTTTCAAAAATAATCTCACAAGAATATACTGAAGGATCAAAAGCCTTTTCAGGTTTTTTAAGTTCTTCTGTCACTTTCTTTTCTGTTTCTGTCTTTGTTGTCATACTCTACCTCCCCACTGAACGTCTGGATATGCTGCCTTAACAATATCAAGAGGAATATTATATAAATCAGTCAACTTCTTATCCTTAACATAAACTAACAACTCTGCTTCTTTAGGATGCAATCCTTGAAGTAAATTGATAAACATAACTTCTCTACGCATTCCATTGAGATTTGCATTACCACCCTCAACAAAATTATAAAGGTTTGTCCACTCTCTACGTAAAGATGTTTTATTTCTACCATCTAAATCTTGACCTGTAGCAGACTCCCCACCAGCAGCCTCTCTTGCAATATTATCTGACAGAGTTCCACTAAAGATCTGTTGTTTTTCACCATCACCATAAGGAACATCTCCTTCAGGCAATAGACTCTTTATACAATCATCATAATTCCAAATGAAAATAGATTTAATAGAATCATGCTCATAGTATTGTAATGCTTCTACTTTCTTTGGATTAGTTTTTTGCTTAGAAGTAAGATCTAATACCTCAAATACAAAAGGATTGACAGGTAAAGAATCTATACGTGGAGCACGAGGAGTCCTTTTCTTCGGTGCTGCTTTAGTCTTCCTCGTCGTTGTCTTCGCTGTTGTCATGTGTTTCAATTCTTAGGGCTAAAATTTCATCAGGAACTAACTGTCCATTAGCATCAAACATTTCTGGATGAGTGTATACCACTTGAGGAGTAGTCTCATATGAATGCTGTCTTGCCATCCATCCTATCATACCTCCTACTAATAATGCAAGAGCAGACACTACTGTTGTAAGTGTCAACGTTACTATTAATGTTTCTGACATGGCACTACTCCTAATTTTTTACTTTTTTTTGATGTCTAGATAAAAATCAAAGTGAAAAACAATTTCTCTATTCCATAGAGCAATAAGATTTCCAAATTTTATCTGAAATGTTTTTGGTTTTGGTGTACTTCTTCTCCTGTTTCTTAATAGTAATTCAACTCCTCTATTAATTTGGAGTTCAGGATTATTTAGAGGGCTTTTTTCTTCTTCCTGGTCTTCTGTCATGATGATACCTCACTGCATCTTCTAGTATACTACAAAAATAATTTTTTATCTTTCTTGCTTGAGGTTTAGGAATATGATGATATGCCTCACGCAATTGTTTATGATCGTTATCTGTACCTCCTTTAATATACTCTTCTAATTCCAATATTTGATCAGAAATCTCCTTTGCAGTAGAACTCTGAAGAAAGGCTTCTATTTCTACCTTCTTTGTTTTACGATATTCTAGAAACTTATAGAATTTTAATTGCATTTTGCCATCAAACGCAAGTTCAATGGCATGTTCAATCATATCATATACAGTTTCAAAGTCATCAACTTTTTTCATTAGACTAATTGCTTCTCCTTTAAGAATTTAACTGTGTCGGTACATCCACCGAGATTGGTTTGATCTACAACCACTTGAGGAAAAGTAGATCCTTCACCGAATTGGCCATAGAATGACTTTTTATCAAAGTGTTCATCTAGTTTATACACTACATGATTTAAACCTGCCAACTTTAATACTTGTACCACCTTTAGGCAATAAGGGCAACCCTCTTTAGAATAAACTGTAAAATTATTCACCCAATTGCCTCCTCTCTTCTGCTGATCTATTTCTAATAATTATTCTACTCTTCTCATGATCTGGAACAAATTCAATTACATCATCATGAGGCCACATCATTTCTTCGTATAATGCGTTGAGTCGATCCATGTCTTCCCATAGATCATTAACATGTTCAGAAGAAGGCCAATGATGCTCTTCTGGTTCTAGGTCTCCGTGCATAAGTCCTCTAATGGGGGTTGTATGATTTTAAGTATAATGCAAATATGCAAATGGCAACAATAGATGCCAAAGC